TTAGGATTAGCTGAAGTGGCTGGACTAGAAGTAACTTGATTAGGATTAGCTGAAGTAATTTCACTAGGATTGGCGACTATAGGATTAGATGTATTATCTGATGTTACTGTATTAGAAGTATTAGTGTCGCTTGACCCCATAATAGAAGATAATGCAGCTTTACTTGTTTCTGCAATAAATGTAGGAACATCTATTTTTTTTATGATATCATAAAAATCAGAACCATTTTCTTTATACTTAGGATCATTTTCTGGAAATTCCCCGTATATTTCTTTATATGCATCTCTTATGAATATTCCAGCCTGAATACTCAATGCCCCTGCTGTCCCAACAGTTGGGAGTAAGCCAACTAAAGAACTTCCTATTTGTGCAGCAGCACCATAATAATCCCCCTCTTTTACTCTACCATAGGCATCATATGCAGATAATGCTCCACCAACTACAGGTATTGATTTTCCTGCCATACCCAAGGCTTGTTTAGCTAATGATTTTTCTATTTTAGTTTTTAATTGGTTTTGTAAAATTAATTTATTATTATCTTTTACATCTATTTGAGGGGTTATTCCAGTTGGTGGGGTAGTTCTACTATCTAAACTATTAGGAGAGGAATTAGTATTTGGAGTTCTAGATGCAGGAGTAGTTGCATTGTCTACTACAGTTTTAGTATCTGTAGTAGGACTTGTTGTTTGGGGGACATTAGTATTACCTTTGATAGTATCATTAGGAAAATTGCCTTTTAATTTGTCAAAATTGCTCTTAAAATCCATTATCGTTCCTGGTTCTGTTTCATCTGTTGTTCTTTAACAAATTGTGCTATTAGAGTAGAAAAGATATCTAGTTCATAGATTATCATATTTTCAACGTCTGAAATTTTGTATCCGTGATGTTGAGTCAGTGCAAAAATATTTCTGTAGTAATTAGAAAGATTATTATGGCTCAACATCACTAGGTAAAATTTTCAAGGGAATTTAACACAATCTTTTTATGTTCCCCCTTTGAATTATCATATTCTATTGTATATTGTATCTTAGGAATATTATCAATGAACTCTTGTAATTTATTAAAATATGACATAGGAAGATTATTAATATATTCTTCAATTTCCTCAGATGAAAAATTCTCATAAACATTCTCGCTATCAAATATAGATTTAACACATAATGTTAAGTATAACGTAAGTTTTTCCTTCTCATCTTTTTCTTTATTAATTCTTCGCACATCATTAAAATTAGGGTATTTCATTATCATACCAGTATCTTCGGTAAACAATATTTTATTATTAATTTCAGGGTTGAATATCAATTCAACATTTTCTACATTAACATTAACTTCATGTTTGAATAGTTTTTCATAATCATCTGGAATTAATAACTTAGATATAAGTCCCACAGAATTAGATCGCAAATGTAAATAAATATATTGCAATTCAAAGAATGGTAATTCATGTAAGTTTATTTTGCTTATTAGACAATTATTAATACAAATTATCATTGCGTCCATTAGGTCTAATATATTTCCACCCTCTTGCGCGGTGAGAATTATTTTTTCCTCCCGCAAAGTCATAACTCGCAATTGAATTTCGTGTTTAGAGATAGGTAAATTTATAGTAAATGTTGGATAGTCAATTTTCATCATTAAAAAACATCCTTATGGTATAAAATTATTTTGTATTAGAGGATTTAATATTGAATTTTTAATAGCCCTAAATCCTATAGTGGCCTGACCTGAGGTTAATGTATTTTGATCATTCCAATCTAAGCCGATGCCGGATAATTCGATTGGAAATGCATCATATAATTCAACTCGCATTATTGAATTATTATAGCCATAATAGTTGATTACTACATCACAATAGTAATCTTCGGCATATGACATTTCATCAAATCCATTTCCACCACCATTTCTATAAAATTTTCCATCTATATTAGATACCATATTCATCCAGGTATAGAAAAACTTATACACAAGTGCTTCATTATCTACATAAAATGAAATAGCTGAATTATTAGTATCTACTCGCAATGGGACTTCATTAATTCTTCCATAGCCATTTAACATTACTAAATCTGGGGAAAATTTCATTCCAGGGATATCAACAGCAAATGCTAAAAATTCTAGAGCTTCTTTATTTGTAATACTACGCAATTTTGGATTTGATGAAAATATAGATACAGTAAACCTAGATGATGGAGCGATACCACTAAATTCATTTATTTTTGATCTAAATCGTTCTATGTCAAATGCCATTAAAATTTAATACCTAATTCGTTTTCTGTTAATATAATAAATTTCCATCTATCGCCACGTTTTTTACAATATAATTCAGCGGCTTCCCATTTTTTCTTATTTATTATATATCTAGTCATAGCATTAACATATACCTTAGATTCTGATAGTCTTTTAATATTGGGTTTTTTAGGTTCTATAGTTTGTTTCCATGGTTTAATTTCAATAACCATATTATCTCCATTTTTATTTTTTATCCAAAAATCTGGAAAGTATCTATGATATTTGTTATCGAATGGATTTATGTAAGGTATACAAAATTCCTCGGATGAGTATTGTATTACATCTATATTTCCATCTAACATGGAGAGAAATTTCAGTTCCCATCTACTTCTATAATAGATTTGAGTAGGATCACCACGATATTTTTCAATATTTTTAGGATTGAATTTTCCTGAATACGCCATATATTGTATACCTATATAATTGTTATAAATATATTTATATAGAGGTAATTAATATATGCCAACGGTTCAAGAAATATTTGATCTTGCTACAAGAGGAAAACCAAATTTGGTTTTTCCCAAAGGTAGAATTGATTCTACTAACCATAAATTAATGATGGTGTTTTATGAATATAGTATTAGGATTGGTGATGAACTTACTACTAAAAATATAAATAATGCGTTATTTAGCATAACTTTACCTGTTCCTATTAAAATATTAGAAAGATATGATGTTGAATATAGTTCTGTGTCTGTTACAGATACTTTAGCTACTGAAATAGAAAATAAGTTAAGAGAAAAAAACGAAAGTGCATTAACGAAATATGGTTCATTAAAAAATTTGGGGTCAACTGCTCTAGCATTAGCAGGAAAACAATTGAATCCATTTAATATAATTCAATTAAAGGGAGCTAAATTAAGACGACATAATTTTCGGTGGAAATTGCATCCAGAAAATAAAAATGAAACTAATGATATAGAAAAAATAATTAATAGTATTAGAGTTAATATGCATCCTAAAGGTAATGTATATGGAGATATCCTTTTAAATTATCCTAATTTAATTAATTTTAGAATATTTGGCCCAAAAGACCCGAACCATATTTTCCCTGCGGCTCCATGTGTAATAGATAATTTTATTATTGATAGAACCGGCGGAGATTATCCGACATTTTTTGGTGAAACAGGAACCCCAGTAGTATATCAAATTCAAATGGCAGTAATGGAAATATTACCAATGTTAAATCGCGACGGAAAATTAGATACTCCGGGAGTATTAATTCCACCTAAAATAGACGAGATTGATGAACTTGGGAAGATTGCATAATGCCAGGATATTTTAGTAATTTTCCTATCATAAGATATGAATCTGATAATTCTTCATCAACTGCAAGAAATATACTCCTTAGAGGAACTATGCGTGATGAAGCTAAAAGATTAATTTTAGAAATTCTTGAAATTAAACCAGGAGATAGAGCAGATTATCTGGCACATTTATTATATAAAAATCCAGAATTTGATTATTTATTCTATTTATTAAATGATATTATTGATCCATATTATGAATGGCAATTAACTGGCGAAGAATTAGATTTATATTTGGATCGTAAATATGGTGACGAATTATATTCTCCAAAACATTATAAAAAAATAACAACCAAACTTTCTCTTGCTACAATATCTATTAGAGATGGAGGAACAGGATATGCTAATAATGATACATTAACTGTTGGAAATAATGAAGGTGCGCGTGCGGGAACAGCTAGAATTTTTACGGATGTATCAGGAACTATAACTAATTTTACATTAGTATCTCCGGGTAGCAATATAACTAGACCTGAACAAATTGTATTTCGTCGAGCAGGAGTTAATACAAATAACAATACCTCTAATATAATTCCTATTATTGAAGATTTCAATGGGGAAGATTTAATTATTAATACTGAAACATATGATATGTTAGATAATGTAGAGCAAATAAAATATCTTCCAGTAACTAATAAAGAATATGAAGATGAAAAGAATTATGAAAGAAGATTATTTAATGCAGTTAGACCGGAAGTTGCACAACAAATCCAAAGCCAAATGAAAAAATTATTAGCTGGAATAAAATAATATGACTCCAGGATTATTTGGAACCAATTTTACTGTAATCGAATCAGCGGAAATTTATACTAATTCAACAGAATTATCAAATGAAAGATATAACATTTTAAGTAAAATACTTTCATTTGAATTTACTGAATCGTTATTTTCACATACAATTTATGGTTCAGTAATATTAACGGATGATGATAATTTTTTAAACAAAAATTTATTAAGAACTCATGGGGAGATTCTATGTGAAATAAAAATTAAAAACATAGAGGATGAAATTTTTGAATATATTTTCGTCATCGGTAATGTTGAATTAGAAATAAAAAATGAAATTGCGGATGGTGCGGTTGCAGTATTATCATTAATATCCAGAGATTTTTTTAGAAACCTTTATAGATTTAAATCTAAAGGATATGTAAATTTACCCATAACAGATATTATTAAACAAATTCTCAAAGAAGAATTAAATACTGATATCGAAATGAAAGAGGAAAATTTTCAGAACAGTGAAGATAAGTCTACCTATGGTTTTACTAAAATCCGCCCATTTGAAAAAGTTGATATTTTAAAACAGAAAGCATATAGTCCTAATCTTTCCGTAACATCAACATATTTATTCTATGAGAATAGAGATGGATATAATTTTAAAACCTTTGAGAACATTATTCTGAATAATATTAGAGTTAAACCAGAGAGTTATATTTATTCTCAGAATATGAGCCAAAATAAATTTACTAATCCATTATTTCGTGGAATAAAATCTTTCGTTCCCACGTCAAGAAATAACAATGTTACTAAAATAACAAATGGATTATTTTCTAGTGAAATTTATAGATTTGATTTCAATACTAAGAGAATTTCTGTGGAAGAATTTAATTTGCATGATGATAATGTGGATTTTAAACATATAGACAATAATATTGATGGAAAAATTAATATTAGAATGACAGATAATTTCCAGGAAGATATTAAGGAAAATGGAAAATATACTTATTTTATTCCTTGGAATTCTGAAAATACTACAAGTGATTATACCTATAAACATTATCAATACTCCAAACCATTTTTGTATTTAATCAATGAAAATACTTTAGATATATTGATAGATGGTAATTTAAAATTAAAATTAGGAAATCCAATAAATGTTTCTATATGGAAAAATATTATGAGAACGGGAAATATGAATGAGGATTTACTAGATACAAGATATTCTGGTAGATATCTAATACATACTATAACAAATACAATTTTTAAAACTGATAGGAAATCTCCATTTTTTCATGAATCTAGTGTTTCTCTCACTAGAGATTGGTTAAATTATGAATATGAGGATAATTCAAATATATCTAATGAAGTTCCAGTATCAGATAGAACTACTTATAATGTATAAGTATGGAGATTAAATAATGCCTGAAATTCATGAGTTTATGGGGACTAATGGTTTAGTCTGGTTCATTGGTAATGTGGAAGATATACATGATCCGCTACAAATTGGTAGAGTTAGGGTTAGATATCATGGATTACATAGTGAGGATATTATTGAGTTACCTACAGAGGCATTACCCTGGGCAATTCATATTAAACCTGTCACTGATGGAAGTTTTAAATCACCAACAGGATTGCTAGTAAATACTACAGTATTTGGTTTCTTCGCAGATGGGTCTATTGGCCAATACCCTATAATCATAGGGGTTATCAGTGGGATTAATGCTAGGGCAGGAACATTTAATTCTGCCACGACAGAAGATATTCTAAGTAATAAAGGTGGGGGAAATCCATTAATCTCTGGATTAGATATTTCTGAGGGGACATCACCAGATACTTATTTCACGTCTCAATTTTTAGGCACTATGAATGAAGATCAATATAGAGAATTAAAATCTACGTTAGGTAAGAGGGAATCTAATAATAATTATCAGGCAGTAAATCAGTTTGGATTTATAGGAAAATATCAATTTGGAAATGCTGCATTATATGATTTGGGATATACTGTATCTAATTCGTCTAATAATAGTTCATTAAAGAGTGATACTAATTGGAAAGGTAAAAATGGGGCTAATTCCCTACAATCATTTCTTAAAAATCAGGGAAATTGCCAGGAATTAGCTATGGACGCATTAATGAGAATGAACTATAGTAGATTACTTAAATTAGGAGTTATTAATAATGTAACCCCACCTAAAGAATTAGCAGGATATTTAGCAGTATCTCATTTATTAGGTGCGGGCGGCGCACAAAAGTTCTCAAAAGGAATTGATGGTAAAGATGGGAATAATGTGTCTGGAAAGAGTTATTATCAGTTAGGTTACAATAGTGTAACTAATGTCAAATCTGAAACATCAACAGCATAAATTATAGGATAACATATTATGTCATTATATAAAGAAGAACTTGAAGAATTATCAAAACCTAATAATGATTATATTGCAGGTCTATTAAAAGATTTTCCTCAATATAAATCTTTGGATGATATTAAAATCAATGAACAAGATTCATCCAGATTGTCTCGTGGTGTGGCCCAGGGAACTATTGTAGAAACTAAGGATAATAATAGAATATACGATATTCCTATTGCTTTATCATTAGATAGTTGGGATCAGCCTATGTCTCCATTTAATGCGTCATATCCATATAATAGTGTGTATGAAAGTAGAAATGGGCATGTTCAGGAATTTGATGATACTGAAGGTAGTGAAAGATATCATAGATACCATCCATCGGGAACCTTTGTTGAAATTGATAGTGAGGGAAATGAAGTAAGAAAAATCGTTGGAGATAACTTTCTCATTATAGAAAAAGATGGGATGGTTTATATTAAAGGTGATTGTAACTTAACCGTGGATGGTTCATGCAAAATTTTAGTTCTTAATGATTGTAATTTAAATGTAAAGGGAAGTCTTAATGGACTAGTAGAAAATGATATTAATTTAACTACTAATGGATGTATGAATTTAAATGTAAAAGAAACCTTTAAAATTCGCGCGGATAATATGGTGGTTGAAACCTCTAAATTCAATCATAAAAATATTGGAATGTATACTCTTTCCACGAATAGTATGGATGAAATAGTAACTGATAAATATGTTCTTAAATTAGGAACATTTAGTATTATGTCATCTGATGAAATGATTTTCGCATCAGAAGGTAAAATTAGTGTTAAAACTGATATGCATTTACAAAATAATTTATATGTAGAAGATGAAATACATTGTCCTGATATTAGGGGGACAGTGCAAAAGGCATTATATTCTGATGGGGCAAATAAAGCATTCTCTGCCATTGTAGCAACATCAATAAGTGGAGCATCTGCACCAGAAGTAGTCACACCATCGCCAACAGCGCCAGCATTGAGTGCAGCTATAGAACCTGCCGAGGCATTATCAACTGGTCTAATAATTCCAGGGGTAAGAGCAAATGCAGCACCACCAAGAATAGTAAAATCATTTCCAAATACAAGACTATCAAGAATAGCTATTGAAAATGATGGTGGTGATGGGGCGTCTTCTGTGAATCTATATTCTGGTTATTCTAGATCATCTCCTTATATTGATCCTAACGATAAT